TCAAAAGAAATATTTAGAGTGTTAAAACCTGGGGGTGCATTTATATCTTTTAGTAGTCCAAGACTTTATCATTCCATGACCATGGCGATAGAGGAAAATGGATTTGAAATTAGAGATATGATGGCTTGGGTATATACACAATCTCAAGTCAAGGCGTTTTCACAAGATCATATAATTGAAAAGGACAAAACAAAGACCTGTGAAGAGAAAGATAAACTCAAGGAAATGTGTAAAGATTGGAGAACTCCACAGTTAAAACCGGCGATCGAACCAATGTGTCTGGCTGTTAAACCCATTGAGGGTCGGTATATAGATAACTTTGAGAAATACGGAACCGGTCTTCTGAATACATCCGATGAAACAAAAGTTGATGGTAAATTTCCTTCAAATGTCATGACAGTAGAAGAAGGGGTTTTAGATAGGGTTTTCTTGGTGAAAAAGCCAACAAAAACCGAAAAGGGTAATTTTAATACACATCTGTCTGTAAAGCCTGTAGAACTTGTTGAACACCTCATTCAATTATTTACAAAAAGAGGTGCGACCATTCTTGATCCTTTCATGGGAAGTGGTACAACTGCAATCGCAGCTGTGAAGTGTGATAGAAAATATATCGGTTTTGACATCAACCAAGAATATGTTGATATTTCAAATAAAAGACTCCTAAGTCTGTTAAAAGAATAGTTAATTTAATCAATATGGAAGAGATCCGCCGAAACCATAATAATGCCAAGAGGGAACTCATACAATGTGTGACGAGGGAGGGGCATCAGATCCTTGATGTGGGGTGTGGCTTTGGCGGTGATCTTCAGAAATGGCATAAGTGTGGAGCAAATATGAGTATGTGTGATCCAGAGCCGTCAGCCCTTGTAGAGGCCAGAAGTCGCGCTAAGAATATGCATATGAGGGTAAACTTCTATGAGGGTGACATCCACAATTGTCCAAATAGAAAGTTTGATATTGTGTGTTACAACTTTTCACTTCACTACATTTTTGAAAGTCACGGAAAATTTTTTAGTTCTCTGAGGGAGATTAAGAAGAGAATGAAACCCGGTGGAAGACTCATAGGTATTATACCAGATTCAGAGAAGATCATATTTAGGACACCTCTTAAGGATCATATGGGTAACTTTTTCCTTACAAAGAATCATGGGAATGGTGGCTACGGTGAAAAATTGTTTGTAAACCTGGTGGATACCCCCTTTTACGCCGATGGACCCAAGTCGGAGCCTATAGCCTACCGTGACCTTCTCGTGACACATTTAGAAGAAATGGGTTTTAAATTAGAATTGTGGGAGGGTCTCACAGGAAATCCAATTTCAGAACTGTATAGCAAATTTATCTTTGTATATAAGAGATGATCGGATTCATTGTATTGATCCTCATAAACATTTGGATACTCTCCCAAACTCGCGAACCCCAGGAACTCGTGGAAGTCAAGGAGAAATATAGAGTCCTTCGTGAGCACATTTCCTCTACAGGTCACCCAAAGTATCAGATGCTTGTGCGTTGTGTACCACTCACCGGGTTCCACTCCATGAGTGAATCTGTTGGTTACAATACAAACAAGGGACAAGAAATTGCCTTGTGCCTTGACGGTAACCCAAATGAAATCTTCCATGTCCTCATCCACGAATTAGCCCATTGTACAGTTGATGAGTACTCACACTCCGAGCAGTTTTGGAATAATTACCTTGAACTTCGTGATATGTGCGTGGAGTTGGGTATCTATGAAAAGATACCCGAGAGAACCAAGTTTTGCGGACAACACATTCAGGATAAATAATCTTCTTCCTTCATATTAAATGAAGACTCCCCTCAGCGTCTTGCTGACAGTCATTGCGTATTATATTACGATATACGGAATTACTGTCATACCTCACATGAGTAATAACTATTTCTTGAACTTGGCGGTGATGACCCTCGTGGTTCCAAATATATTGAGATACATCATTGGCAATGTACCAAGGCTCGCAGTTGACAGACTTTTTATGATTTCAACAACGATGATTGCGTTCTTGATTACATATGTTATGAATATCATGATGAGTGATACAAAGGATGCGGTGAAGGAATATGGAAGTGACAGAAGCAAGACACTTAAGCTGAGTGCCTTGCTCGTATCAGCGTTTACTGTTGGAGCTTTGATTACCTATTATTCGGGTATTGATAACTCGATCTATTCAAATATGGGTTGGGAGTCAAATCAGGGCTTTACAATGTGATCCTTCGCAAAGTAGAAGACCACAGCAGCAACCAAACCGGTTGAAGCCAAGCCCACCATGCTTCGGGACCCCTGTTCGTTAAGGAACTTGGGGACTGAAGTGACAAGCTTGTCTTGAACTGGCTTAGACACAGCAAGGGCGGCAGCAGCACCCGCAACGAGAGCGATCAATTGATCGTCAGTGAGGTTGAATGGGTTCTTGCTTTCTGGCTTCGCTTCCTGTTGTGGCATAGCGTAAGCACCCTGGGGTTGTGGAGCAGTCATTTGTGGCATCATGCCTTGCATTCTGGGCTCCTCTGTCATCATTGGTGGTTCCATCATAATGTCATTAATTGGGGTGGAGTCCATCGTCTGTTTATTTTGACTGACATTTTTTTCGGGTTCTGAAAACGCTGGTTGTTCATTATTGACAAATGTTGTAGATCTATTGTCACTAATTGGTACCATTCCATCACCATTATCCGCCAGGTTGAGGGTATTAATATCCGTGGACATTTAGTATAGTCTTATGTTTTTGAGTTAGAGATTTCACACAATTTAAGATTAAGAATGAATGATTTTGTTCAACAACCAATGATAACATACATTGGCAACAAGAGGAAACTTGTCAATAAGATTGAAGAAGTTGTCAAGAGACTTCAACCTCAAACATGCGCCGACGCCTTTTCTGGATCCGGTGTTGTCTCAAGAATGTTATTGAACCACTCTGAGAAATTGTATGTGAATGATCTTGAACTTTATTGTGAAATCCTTTCAAGGTGTTTTTTGGTGACCCCCTCCTGGGCTAATGCCGATGATATTGTTCGGCACCTTGAGGAGATGAATAGATGTCCAGATAAAGTTGGGTTTTTCACAGAGATGTATGCGTCCCAAGAGAGACAGTTTTATACTCCTGAAAATGGAAGAAGAATTGATGGTATGTTGGATTACATTGAGAGGTGTGTCCCTGATCAACTTAAACCATACTGCCTTGGACCACTCCTCGTGAAGGTGAGTATTCACACAAATACTTCGGGGGTCTTCAAGGGCTTCCATAGAGGTGGTTGGGGTGGTAAAGGTGGTCATGCGCTGGACAGAATCACAAAGAGAATTGAAGTTGAGTGTCCAGTGTGGTTGGAGCCGACAAGGGATGTTGAGGTACGGCGCCAAGATGCTTGTGATTTTCTGAGGGAACTCCCCAAAGTAGACCTCATCTACCTGGATCCACCCTATAATCAACACCCATATGGATCAAATTACTTCATGCTTAACCTCATATGTACCAATGAGAGACCTCATACAGTTTCAAAAGTATCAGGTATCCCTGGGGATTGGAACAAAAGTCAGTACAATAGTAGAGGTAAAATTAGAGAAGCTATGGAACTTACCTTGAAGTTAGCTACCGAGAAAGCGAAACATACCTTGGTGTCCTACAATAATGAGGGTTTCATCAAACCTGAAGAGTGGGAAGAGATCTTGAGACCCTATAGATACGAAAAAATTGAAATTGACTACTCATCCTACAAGGGGGGTCGTAACCTAAAGAATAGACCAAAGAAGGTTACCGAGTTCCTCTTTATCATTTCGCTTTTGTAATCTTAAGGTGTGTCTTCTTGGTGGCTTTCTTGGCATCCTCCTCACTTTGATCCAAGTATTTGGGATTGTACATCTTTTTATGGAGTTTCCAGAGGTTGGGACTTCCAACCCTAAACCCCTTTCTAACTGTGGCTTTGTACCAGAATACACAGTCAGTGATCTTATTAGATTTTACAGTATTGTCTAATACGAGGCACTCGTAGTTTTCTGTACACGCATCCATCACTTTTGAAAACATGTCATATGAGGGGAAGATCCCAAAAAATGATTTGTACAATTTCTCTCTATTCTGAATGATATTTTCCCTAAGTATAAATACATAATCTACATTTGCCCTAAGTGCTGGTGGCAGATCCATGACATACTGCATTGTCAACATGAAGAAGATATTATAGTGCCTACCATTCATGAAACACTGGCGAATACAAGTATCCTTCAGGAACTTACTATCATACATACAATCATCAAGGAGCATGAAAGCACCATTATATGGATTCTTCCCCTTTGTGCCAATTATCTTTCTCTGCCTGGATATAACCCGCTCTATTGCATCTCTGTCGTATTCACCGTAGACAAAGAGGTCTGGAATAAACTCACCGTAAAAGTGATTCCCCTCCTCCGTACCCGATAGTACAATCCCTGCTGGTATATGTTTCTTGTGATACATAATATCCTTTACTAAGGTTGACTTCCCTGTGTTACGCTTTCCGATAAACACACAGACTCTATCATCTGACATAGCCTCGGGTTTGAATTTCCTCAATTGAAGATTCATTCTACCATAGTGTCTCGTTTTATTTAGCAAAATTTTACTCACATAATGTAGGAATGTCAGGTCGTTTGAGACTTGCCGCCACTGGACTCCAAGACCAATGGCTCACAGGAGATCCACAGTTTTCATATTTCCTGATGAACTTTAGAAGACATACAAAGTTTGCTATAAATTATATTGAAAGTCAGTTTGATGGAGATTCCACATTTGGTAAAACCGTTACTTGCCGTGTTCCAAATGATAGAGGAGACTTGATTAAAA